GAGGTTCTTTCTTTTGTACTGGTCCGCATAATCGTCTTGAGGAGCCCTCTCGAGAAAGCTTGTATTCTCTTGAAAAAGTTCCTTGCTCTCTCCTTTAAGGGCCTTTTCGATTGCGAGAATTTCCTTGATAGTTGGTTCTATAAGAGGACCAGGCTCGACCGAGCTCACATATCCGGATTCTCCTCCGAGCTTTTTATTAACGATTTTATTCGCCATGCTTATACCTCCCTGGGAGCTTGACTTTCCCCCGGTTTGCTTTTGTATTTTCATTTATTTGTCCTCTGGATCGTTGGCCGTGCGGGAATTATTATAGAAAAACTTTTTATATCTATGGCCTGGGAGCTTTTCGTAATCAATCGGCTGTATAACAAACTGGAATTTATCAAGCCGATTTTGTGCTTTGCCCTCTAGCAACTGATTACATTTCTCCTCGGCTTCTTTGGATAACTCTTGTTTATACAAAAGTCCGTCCGGATCGTCCGTATAATCGTATGGAACCAGTATTAAGCCTTCACCTTCCAGATTCTCGGTTCTCAGGTGCAAGCCTCGAGGATGCAAATAATTACGATTGAGCTCTTGCAAATAACCTTTTTTTTTGAACTCTTTAATGGTCATTTTACGCTTACGCTCGATCGCGTTGTCTATAGCTGACATGTTTTTCATAAAGACCTCCTTATAAAATTGTTCTTAAATTCAGGTTTATTAATCGAGACCTCGGGCTCGATTTATCGTTTCTTAATCCCGCACCGGTTCTTTGTAATAAATACCACTCCCATTCAAACTCAGTTTCAAAGTCAAGATAAATAATTGACCTCAAAGGATGATTAAAAACCTTTGGGACTTTTGTTCTATTTGCCTCATTGTTTAAGAAATGTCCCGGCAAAGAGAGCTCGCTTGTAGGTATGTCGTGATCGGGAAAGATATCGAATCGGCCGGTTTCATAAGGTTCTATGGTTTCTTGTGGTTTCGTCGTCATTCCCAAAGGATGTTGAAATGTGCTAAGGGGCTCCGCGTTGAAGTCCTCGAGGTTGCCACTTTCAGCTATAAATATGACGCCGGCCTCAAAATAACTCGCCTGGTCGTTAGGAGTTTGAGCGGTAACGAGGACCCTCAAATATCTATAATTAAAAGATGCTCCGAGAGCTTTTCTCAATTTATAAATAAAGTGCTCAGGATCGTAACTTGTTGAATACACCTGACTAAAGGCTGGAGATCCCCAGGCGTCCGAAGTGTTTCCCTGTATCGTTACCGAATCAAAGTTCGCCCTGTATATTCCGATTGTCGGATCCTGCTTTGCTCCTCCGAGATCAATAATAATTTCAGATTCCGTTGTATCCGGAGACCTCCAGGCCTGAGTCGAAGAGCTGATAATCTTAAGGTTAGACGCGGGCCAGTTGGAGTTTTCGTCGGAGCTTAAAATCGTATAATTGAGATATATTGACGAGCCTTTCATTAACGCCTCCTTTGTCCGCCTTCCATAATGGCGAAATGGATCTCACCGTCCCTGGCGGAGTTGGCTATGTCTCTCATTATTGCGTGACTCTGTAAGCTTGCCGATTGTTCGGTAACGTCGCCGACAAATTCTATTATGTGGTGTATGTCAACTCTCGAGGATCCTCCGGCCGAGCTCCTTTGACCTTCTTTCAAGACTTCCTCGCGTCCATGCAGAACGACGGCCGTCCCGGATCCGAAGTCCCGAACGCCGTTAGACCCTCCTCTAAATCCCTGGAGGCTTTGGAGAAGGTTTTCTATAGATCTGAGAGTTATTAATTGCTCCGCGCCCAATGCCTCAAGAGGGGCGAGCTTGGAAGTATCGACTCCGATCTCTTGGAGAAAGGCGACTTGCTCGTCCAGTAAGCTCTTTGCTTGGCCCTGCATAAATTCAACGAGCTCGAGGAGCCGGGAGGACATAATCGTTTGTTGCTGTACTTGCTGAGATCCGAGGTTTGATAATTGACCTTGATTCCTTTCGTTCTCGGCCCTTAGTGCTGAGACCTGGGACTCGAGGGTTGCAGTAAGAATATTTATTTTATCGTTTAGATCATCAGCCTTTAATCCCTCAGCATCGGCCTTATCAACTAGACTCTGGAGCTCGTCGGCTACCGTTCTAAATATTGCTTGAAATTCCGGAGAGGCGGTTCCAAAAGCCGAGGCTCCGAGAGAGATAAGATCGCCCTGGAGAGCCTGGAGTTTTTGTATAGCCTCTAGTCTTTCCTCCGGACCCTGGGCTTGACTTAACTTTTGTTGCGCGCTTGCAATCTCGCCCTGTATAAAATTAAGCTTTTCAAACGAGCTCAGTATAGAAGACGGTCCGGTAAATAATCCTTGAAGATCTCCTTTTAAAGAATCGGATACATTTTGAAATTCGAGAGCAAAGTCTCTCAACTGAGTAAGGGACGCGATATCAGCGTTTGTTCTCTGGGTTATTAATTGGATCTTTTGATTGTTTGCTGAGATCTCGGCGGTTAATTGATTCTGCAAGGCCTGATTCTGAGCCTGTATTTTTGCTTGCTGAGCTTTCAATTCCTGATCGAATAATGTTCCGACGGCCGAGTCGAGTTGCCTTAATAGTGCCTCTCTCTCTTGTGCGCTTAAATTTTCTTGATCCAGCAACGCTCTAAGAGAATCAATCGTCAAGTTTAATTGCCCGGAAGTGTCAATCGCCGTACCGCCTAACTGTAAAGCTTTTTGATTAAGCGACTCTATGAAATCAATCCAGCTCAAAGCTGAGGAGCTCGCCGATTGACCGGCTTGGATGATTGCAGTTCTTAAAGTTTTAAAGTCCTGGATTGTCTCAGGGTCTAATTCTGCATTCTCGATTAACCTCGACAAACCGCCTGTGAGCTTGTCTATGGACGGTACAGTCTCGAAACCTAATTTTGCGGACAAAGACTCCAGTCCTGACAAAACTCGCCGTGTAGAGCCCTCAAAATTGCCGGTTACGAAATTGAAGGCTTCAAAAAATGCCGCGACATCTCCGAGGAACTCTTGACCGACTTGTCCTCTAGCCTCTCGACTGCCGGCATTTTTAAGCTTATCAAGGAAATCATCAATCAAGTTTTGAGTTCCCTCGCTACTCACGCCGAGGGCTTGGAGAGCCGGTTCAAAAAAGCTCTCTCGAATGGCTCCGAAGAATTTAGCGGGCAATTCACTTTCAATAAATGTCTGGAACTTCTTGCCGACTTTCTTCCCTTTAGCATCAAACTCAAAGAACCTCTCTCCGCCTATTACGGTATCTGTATCAAGCTCGGCGTTTAGTAATAATTCGTTAAGTGATCCGGCTATTTCTTGAGGAAGTGTATTAATCAGATCTTGTAATCCGCCGGCAATTCCAGTAATTCTATCGGCTATTAATTCCTTGATTTTATCTCTGCCTAAGCCGAGACCAACTTTTCTTTTGACGCTGATATTGATAATATTGTCGACAAGCTCTTCATCGAAGAAATCTCCTATCTTGGCGACTTGACCAATCTTTTTTCCAAAGTCGTTTCTTAATTTGTCAAAGTCTATATCGAGCCTAGGGGTTTTCTTGAATAAGCCTGAAATAAGCGAAGCAAAGCCGGCGACGGCTCCGGCGATAATTCCTATTGCGGGAATCGCTCCTCCAAGAGTGCTCAAAAATCCTACTGCTGGATTGATGCCACCGCCTAATCCGACCAGGTTTCCCAAAGCATTAAACGAGTTTTTTATACCTCCGAATAGACTTCCAATGCCGGCCCCTATATCAAGGGATTGACCTCCAGGCCCTCCGCCTCCGGATAGGGCGATTCTAATTGGATTAGTGGCGATAGTAGAAATAAGCTGAAAGAAAGAATTTCCGATTCCCTTAAGGATGTCTTTAATTGACTTGCCAACATTTTCAAAATCAAAGACGAGCTCGTTTAGAGTATTGGAAAAGGCGTCGTTTATATTTGACGCTATATCGGAGGCGAAAACGTCAACGGCCGTGAGAGATCCCTTGACCTCTTCGACCGCCTCTCCAGCCCCTTTCTCAAAATTAACGAATGGAACAACTAATCCGCCTATATTCTTAAACTCTATACTTTCGATTTTGCTCAACTTTTCAAACGTAGTATCAAGATTCTGGTTGAATCTAACGAGCGGAAATTTATCGATCAGATCCGAAAAATCCTCCATGCGTTTATTGATTTCTATCTGCTCGAGCTTTAGGTCCTGATTGATTTGTACTAGATCTTCTTTAACTCCTTTCTCTCTCAGGATTGCTGATTCAACCTTGATCCTGGTCTCTCCCTCGAGAGCGACTAATCTGTTTTGCTCGATTAATTTTTCATTTTCTTTTGTGATCGCTTCGTTTAGTTTTTCGAGTTCCGTTTTCTGGGCTTTCGTTTTTGTAGTGAGTGGAGGATAAAGATCTTTCAAATTCTTGTTTTCTTTCTCTACCTCCTTAGTGGACTTAGCCACTAATTGCATATTGCCGTCCAGATCTGTAAGTTGACTCCCTAATTGCCCGATGCTTCCGGCCGTGAATAAAGCTGTGGATCCGAGCTCGTCTATTTCCTCAGTCGGAAAGAATTTCTCTTTAAAATTAAATCCTCCGAGAAAATTCTCTCTAATAAATTCACCGAGTTTAGGATCATTTAATTTAGACTGGATATCATTAAGAAAGTCTGCAACCGGTTGACCTTTTGCATTTACTTCCTCAAATGCTCCGACAAGCCGGCCTACAGCCTCGGCGGTCTGTCCCGCGAAATTAGCCAACTTAGGGAGGGCGTCGGCGATCTTGGTAAAAGTGTCCTGTACTTTTTGAGCGACAATGGTTCTATTATCCGCAATCCAATCGCTGAGATCCTCGAGCATGTCCGCAAAGACCGGAAGCAAATCAGCTCCTATTGTCGTCTTGAGACCGGAAAGACTGTCTTGAACTCGTTTAATCGAATCGTTAAAACGTGCGCTATCGTCGGCGAATTGCTTTCCTACTATGAGACCAGCTTTCTCAAAACGCTTTGCGAGCTCGTCTCCATTGTCCGCAAGGGCTTGAATTGTAGGAATGAGATCGACTCCGGACCGACCGAATAGGTCCATTAAGATTCGAGTCTTTGCGCTCTGACTACCCAGGTTTCCGATTCGATCTATAAGTACGGGAAGGATCCCCGTAATATCTCCGCCGGCTTTTTTGAAATCCTCCGCCGTGATCCCGAGTCTCTCAAACGCTATAGCCCCTGGTCCAGCTCCTAGCTTAAATTCGTCTATCCCTTTATTTAAAAACTTTAAAGAGGTTGAGACCTGGGCGAATGTAGCGTCGTTCTCTTCGGCTGTAGCTTTTAAGAGCGAGAGGGTTTCAACGGCGACGCCGGTCCGGATGCTTGCTTTCTGTAACTCGTCTCCGAAATTAGCAGTCGATTTAGCAATAGCAAAGAGGGCGGTCCCCAGGCCTAACACGGCGACGCTTGCGACTCCAACTCCTTTCGCTATAGAGCCGGCCGATTTAGCTATTGCCGAGAACTTGTTTCCGAGGGATCCCGCATTTTTCTCGAGCTTGGCAAACTTGCCCGAAGTTTTAGTCCCCTGGTCCCCTAGTTCTTTTACAGCCTTTTCAAACTTATCAGTCTGCTTAATAGCATCCTGTAATTTGGCTTGGACTTCATATTGTACGACTTCGGCCATTAGTCTTTATTGCCCTCTTTATTTTTATTAACCTCAGCACTTACCGCGTTCAAAATATCAAAAGCTTTCATCTGGTCATAATCGGCGTCCCAATATTCGGTTAGGCTGATTACAAGACCTCCGCCTTTATGCCATTGCCATAATTTAAAATCCTCGATCGCGGAGCTGGAGATCTCGTTATCGAGAAACCAGATCGGACAATGCTGAATCTCGAGATCTCCGAAAACGTATGTCGTTTTCGGATCATAAATTACGCCTCCGCAGTTTCGCTCTTCGCAGAGTCCGAGCTCTCGGCATTCTCCGCAGTTCCAGTCTCCGTATTCGCTTTCTCGGATTCTGACAAAAAATCAAGATCCCTCCCTTGTAGGGCTTGCTCGATTGCATCCTTTTCTATTCCGAACATTCTGGTAACAATCGAGTCAGCGTCTACAAAGGCCATAGAATAAATATCGTCAAGCTCCAGGTGAGGGTTCTGAGCTTTTATCGTCCGAGCGTATATCTCAAATCTCTCGTCTTGAGAGAGGGTATTCCAAAGCGTGTCATAAACCTGGTTTCCCTCCTCGTCTTTCTTCGGCTCTCCGTTCTCTTCATTCACGGCCTGGTTTTTCTTTGCGAAGAGGGTTCCCATTATCTCGACTTTCTGGTCGTACTTTTTAGAAAGCCATTCGTTAATGCGACGCTGAGTCTTCATGCTCATTTTTCGGCATGATCCTTTTCTCTCTTCGGTGAGAGCTCCCTCTTCGTCTTCGGCCATAAACTTAAAACCGTCGTTTTCCAAAAACTCTAAAGACATAAAAACCTCCAATTATTAGGGATTACCCCTTTGCTTCTCTAAAAGCTAAATCTTGCAACTGTCGGCGATCTTGACCGCCTGGGCGTGGATCTCCTTTTCTTCGCCGTAAGCTTTCTCGGGATCCCCTTTTATTTCGTCATAGGTCCGCATGTATATGTCCCTTGTGACGGGATCCTTTGTTGCCTCAATGAAGTTGTCCCATTTCTTAATTTTTGAAATGTCGGACTGTCTGGACCTTAGAACCGTTAAAAGGGCAAATACCTTGCCTACCCTTACAGCTCCCAGGGCCTTCTTTTCCTCTTGCTGAAGCTTCTTAATCTCGGCCTGGTTAGCCTTTTTCTTGGCTTCTGACATGATTAATACCTCCTTATTGAAACCCTTTCTGCAGGGCCTCTTTTAGATTTACTTTTATATCAATGACAAGGTGAAAGAATCTTCGTTCGCTCTTGTCTTTGGAAAAGCTCTTGCCGTCAGATCGTATTTGAGGATCTTTCCTTGCGGAGTTGTTATATTGAAATCCTCGGCGAGCATGTCCGGGCAATACATAGCGCAATATCTATAATCCGGAGACGCCAAAGTCCCGACGTTCCGCCTGGCATAAGAGCCCAGGGCGAACTTAGTTCCGTTCTTATAGTTGTCGCGGTCTGTCGAGTTCTCATACTTATAATCGAGACCGATTGTTATTACTCTTCGATCCTCGGCATAGCCGGCGATACCGTCAACAGCCTCAGCTCCAGGAACTTCGGAGAGAGAATTGTTGTAATTAATATCTAGAGTCGATACCCAGGTGAGAGCTCCACCGTCTTTTTGAATAAAAATATTTTTCCCGACAAATACATTGCTGATTGTCGGATCCGTTATAGTTCCAGCCTCACCGGTTTCTTTGAGCTCTTTTATTCCGAGGATCTCAAAAGCCGGTTTGATAATTTGACCAGCTCCGGAGCTCCATTGAGCCGAGGCGATCTTAAGACCGATCCATCCGTAACGCTCGTCGTTAGGATCGTCCAACTGGTCAACCTGTATGATCGGATATTCACCCGCGTTTCCGCCGGTCTTTGGTACATAATGAACTCCGGCCGGAATAGCTGTCGCGTCTAGGTTGCCCTCGGAATAAGCTGGAGTAATAAAAATCTGGTCTATACCGCCCGCGCCGGTTCCAGTAGAAATAGAAGTCACAAAGGCGACCTGGTCGACCCCGCTAACTGATAACAATATCGCCATACCTGCTTGTAAGTTCACATCAACCGTTGTTACTTCAACTGTGTTTCCGTCGGCGACTGTAGGCTCCGCAACGCCGGCCATAGAAGCGGTTGTAATTACCCGACCGAATAAGGCCTTGAGTAATAGATCTATTGTCGGCTTGTCCCCTCTAGTTGCCGGGGCCTGGAGCCATGCGTTAATAGTCCCGGTCAAAGGACTTTTGATACACTCGGCCGAGAATTGCTCGAGATCCTGAGTCAAAGGATCTAAGAACTCAAACTCCGGTTTCTGAAACAACCTCGAGCCTTGCTCAACGGCGAACACTTTCCAACCGGCGTCGCCGAATGCTTTTAATGCTGAATGAGAATTATCCTCGACAACCCTCATTGCTCCGAAATCTTTTGTTGTAGCCATTTATTTTAAACCTCCCTTTCTAGGATGTATTCAAATTTCGCCGTCAAAACTAACGACGCTTCATGAAATTCGTCTAACAACGCAGACTGTGTAACCGTCGAAACCTCAACACTATTTACAGGCTCCGGCGGGAATGCGTATTCTTTGTTTAAGTTTCTGACAAGGTCTTGTTTATATTTCTCAACTTGGATCTCGACATCGTGTCTCGATATATAAGCGACAATAAGGACCTCCCAATCGCGGAGCTCGTCCCTGGACGCGTAGCTTTCTATGAGCGTGTCAGTCGAGGGGATAATGACAAAACCTTCGTCGTCATTTATCTCGTCTTGAGTCTTCTCCGTTCTGGATACAATCTTGACGTCGAAATTAAAACCGTTCGCCACAAGATTTTTTTTAAGGACCGTCCTTAGATCTTCGAGCGTTTGGTTATAGTCAATTAGGGACATTATCCGAGCCTCCTTTTGAGAGCCGTTTCAATATCTCCAATGACTTCTTTTCTCTTTGCGAGGATAGCGGTCCGGAAAGGTTTTCTCGCCGGGATCTTAACCTCTCTGACCATAACCAAATGACCAGCTCCCGCCGGTTGAAAGACAAGGAACTCTCCCCGCTTCGGCTTTATGGTCCCGCCGAACTCATGGATCCGAGCATATTTCGTATTGTTTTTCAGGATCCCAACTATTCGAGAGCCTCTAGTCTGTACCTCGGAATGTGTCCGGGCCTTAAGAGTGCCGGTCCGAACTTTTAGAATCTCACCTGAAAGGATCGGGTCCTTTGCGTGCGCTTCGATTCTGAGCATTCCCTTAGTTATTCCCTCTTTAACTGCTTTAGTGACAGTTTTAGAGTTGAATTTCTTAGTAAGGTTCTCGATGTTTTTTAGTCTGAACTTAAGAGAGACGGCCATTAAATAACCCTCGCGTATAGATCTAAGACAACCTTTATGTCCGCCGGTATATCCGACTTGTCATATGTAAGGGTCGATCCGTCCGCGAGATTCTTTGAGATAATCCCGAGACGTTTCGTATCCCTCCCCGCCCATTCAATCGCGCTCATTTTTATGCAAGCCTCTTGAATGTTCCAGGGGATCGTTGAGAAACCGGCTTGATATATGACCTGGATCCAGGGATAACCGAGCTCAGGGAAAGACGACTTTCCCTTTGCAAAGATTATTCCTTTCTCGAGGTCTATAAAAAAACCGGTTGTATCAATAGCGATCGAAGTATCGAGATTAGTCAAAGAAGTTAAGGAAACTATAGGCCAATGATATAGATTCAGACAATCGTTGCCCTCTCCGTCAATATTTTGAGTTATTGAACGGGCTTTAAATATGCGACGAGTGTAATCCTCTATTTTCTGACTTGCGGAATTAATCGCTATCGTTAACAGATCATCATGTTCGGTCTCAAGGTCGTCAATCTTTAGAAAGTCGACCTTTAGATCGTTGAGTGCGATTATCGCATTTGTCGCCAGTACCACGGCCATTTTTCAAGCGTCTCCTTATACCGAGCGAGGCCCGGGGATTTTTATTTTCCCCAGGCTCCACTTTTTTATTTTCTTTCGGTTTCTTCAACTTAATTTAATACCTCTATGCTATTGGGGAACCCTTCGCGTATCTAAGTTTTCCCATTAGGACATTTCCGCCGACAACTGCTTTATTGTTCGCGGCCCCGCCGGTTAGCTGATTACTGATACGGCAAGAGACATATCTCTTGTTTCCTGTGTAGTGATATCTCAGGATCCCTTTGTCAGTTATAGCGACAAATGTATGAGTAACTTTGTCTGTCCCGACTTGTGCTTGATCCGATCCGTTGGCAAGATCGCCCTCGAGTGGAATCAGCTCTAATACTCCGCCGGTTATGTCAGCGTCCAGGACGTCGAATTGAGCTTCCAATACAACGCCTCCGACATGCGAGTTTTGCCTATCGACAACCGAGCCGTCGAGTATTCCGTCTGAACCTCCGCCCCCGTCGTCAGCAAGTGTTACAGGGGCTATGCTTAATTCGTTTTGTGTGTTTGCTAAAACATCTTGACTCATGTTAAACCTCCGTAAATTTCTTTATTTCAACTACCGGATAAATCCTTTTCGTTACAACCTGAGAAACAAAGACTCTTACTTAGTAACGAGTCTTATGAACGGCTCTCTTAATACTGGAGCTCCGTCGGTTCTTTGTCTCATTTTTAATCCGATCTGGTCCTTAGCGGCATATAACTCGTCGAGCCTTTGAACCATGAATCCAATTCGGTCGACAATCCAATACCAGCGAAAATCTCCGAATAAAGCGAGATCGGTTCCGGGATCAGCATTAGGCGCGGTATTTGGAAACCATTCAGATTCAAGAATTGGATACCCGTCCAATGTAGCGGGTTCTCCCGCCTGGAGTCCTATTTGCCATAAGTAGTTATTGTCTGACCCTTTCATTTGACGAACACGCTTTACATTGTCACGGTGCATCATCCATGCTGAACCGGCTCTGTATTGAGCTTTGATCGAGTAAACGGTCTCATGAATATCGTCCGGATTGAACTGATCGGCGGTCCCTGCGGATACTGTAGGCAAAGAGGCTTGAAGCAACCCTAAAGGCTCTCCGTTGCCGTCTCCATTTAAAAAGTCTTGCTCCTCAACTTCTCCGAATCTGGTTGCAAAATGAGTTGTCATTACATCCTGGATGTTAGGAACGCCGTCCTCTAAAAGCTCCATAGGGATAGGGAAAATGACAGCATACTTGTGAGCCATAAACTGTTGTTTGTCGAAGATGTTGTCAATCCCGGTTTCGGGTATCGTCTCGTTTTGCTTAGGTTTAGAAACCACTCCGTCAAAATCAAAAGAAGGGAAAGTCACTATTCCGCTCGAGGTCTCAAAGACTGTAGCTCTTGAGCGAATAAAGCTTAAGTTCCTTCTCTTCGTAATCATCTCGGCCCTCATTTCCTCGGGAGAAATAAATCCTCCGTCCGGATCTGAGATAGTGGAAAGCCCTTTTTGCGTCTCGGGAGAAAGGGCCATTTTGCCTTTCTCTATATACTCATAAGACATCTGAGATTGTTCCGGTGTCAGCTTCGCCTTTTTAAGTCCGAGACTCTTTGCATACTCAGCTTGACTTACCTTGCCGTCGTCACTTGGTCCGGACTGGCCGTGTTTCCTGATAGGATCCTCTTCCCATTTCTTGAGATCCTGTTCTCTTTTGAAACGGTCGGCGTTTGCCTTGTATGTTTCAGCATCGTCAAAAGCCTGGTCGACTCGAGCTTTTATCTCGTTTGTCATATTGTCTTTATGCTTTTTTAGTAAATCACGTCCGATCTGAAACGCGTTTTTCGCGCTGTCCATTTCTCTTTGAATGTCTGCTAAACTCATAATTAATTAACCTCCGTATTGATTAGATTCATTGATACTTCCAATTCCCGAGCTTTGAGCTCAAGCATGTTGATATCCGTCCCGGTGAGTGGATCCATGTCCGGCTCGGCCGTTAGTTCTTTCAACACTTTTGCTTGAATATCGTCGGGCAATTCTTTAAAAGATTTAACGAGCTCCTCGACTTCTTTTTGCTCGTCGTAATTTTCGTGCTGGTCCCAGGGCTCGAGAATAGTCTCGTCTTTGAACTGAGCTCTCATTTTCTTGTAATACTTGCTTATATGTTTTTTAATCTCGTCGCTCTCGATCTCACTCAATCTTGAATCGCCGGCGTGTAATTTCTCCGCCGATTTAATAACGAGCTCCGGCACTGCTTTTAATTGATCGCCTACTATAGAGGCAATTTGATAATCGCTATTTCCCGGATCCTTTTTGTTGTACCAGAGATAAGCTTTTTTAATTCGGGCCGGATTCCATCTTTCTACGCCTTTTAGTTCCGTCGGTTTATGATCTATTTCGACGAGCTCAAGGTCCTTAAAATTAGGTACTGACTTTGCGCTTATTCGAGTATGCTCATTCGCTCCGAATGGAACGACTGAAACCTCCCAAAGTTTGAGCTCCTCAATATGGCGGATTGATCTCCCCTCGACGTCCTCGAACCTTTCCCGGATAGAATCAAAACCGATTGATGCTTCGGTTATATGGCCTTCCAACATTTTTAGTCTTATATCTTGAACGCTCGGAGCGTTAGATAATTGTCCTTTGAACCATAGACCCCGTGAATCTTCTTTTGCCTCGATCACAGTTCCGAGCATATGTTGGGAGTCCCATTGGTGCGTATCGAATAATTTCACTTTACCGGCCGGGACTCTTTCGCTGATAGTTTTAGCAAAAGCCCCTGGATCAATTATGTCGTCGTGTAGGTCCTTAACGGAAAAGATCGAAGCGTATCCCTCGATAATTCCGTCCTCTGGGTCTCCTACTGCTTTTACCTCGATTGAGCATCTAACGTAATCAGGCTCGACGTTCGCGTCTTTGCGCTCCTTAGACATGCTCTGAAAGCCATAATATGATTGATTTATATTCATAACTACCTCCTATCGTCTTTAATCGTCAAACTCCGGGACTATCGAGCACCTGCAAGCCGGGTGAGCTGGAGGGACTTCGACCGCTCCGTACTCTGTAGCTAGTGGCGAGCTCGCGCCCTCGGGTTGAAACGAATCCCCTTGATTTACAAAATTGTCATCTACTCCGACGACTGTACCGTCAAGACCTTCGCAATAAGGACACACACTGTCGTCGTTTGAATCAGTCCATTTAATCTTCAAAACGCCGGCTTGTTTATAGGACATTTTCGCTCCCATGTTTGCCGAGCGTATTGTTTCAGATCTTGCAACTCTATCAGCTCGAACCGTGTCCCAGGTCTTAAACTCGCCTTGTAATGCTTTCCTTATCTCTGCTATTGATTGACCCTCGGCTTGTCCGTTTAATAGGACCTTGCGAACTGAATCCTCAGTCGTTTTATTAACGCGCTTTGCAAATTTAATCGAATACTCGTCGACAAACTTAAGGACCTGCTCGCTCGCCTGGTCAAACTGGACTCCGAGATCCGCGCCGGCAAATTCACCGGCTCCGGATATTAGCTCAAATAAAATAGGACCAGCTCCGTCTTTAATGCGGGCCTCCCATAAGGTCCTAAAAGCTCCGAACGAATTAATCATCTTCTCTAATTGAGATGGTGATATTGCTTTTCCAAGAGTGTCTAATTCGTTTAATATGTCTTTGGCCTGGGCTTTAAATTCTTTTTTCGCCCACTTCTCGAGCTTCTCGAGGAATAGATCAGCGAATGCGTTTCGGCCGAGAGCTATTCTCAAGCCGTCGAGCGCGCCTTTCTTCTCCGGAGATAGAAGCTTTAAAGTTTTAGAAGGGGATCTCTCAAACGTAGCGTCGACCGTTACTTGTGCAAGGCCTCTGACAAAGACGTCTCCGCCGACTACTCTCGGGAGACCTATTTCCGCCCTTGCTTCGTTTAAAGTAGCAAGTCCGGAAGTATAAGAGGCTGTAATCTGAGCTTTCCGTTTAGACTCGCGTTCCTGAAATGCTTTTACATTTTTAGTATTTGCAACAATCTTGCGGTCCGCCCTGGTCTCTAGGTCCGGAAGCAATTCAGCATTAAGCTTTTGAACTAATCTCTCCAAGTGAGGGATCATTGTCTCGTCCCAGAAAGAAAGCTTTGCAGTTCCGTAATTAGAATAAGTCGAGGCGTCAAGCCCTGCTTTGATATGAATTAGGATCGGCGGGACCTGGAGCAATGAACAAATACGGGTCTCGGTCATTCCGGACAGATCCGGGAGCATGAGATCTCTTACACTTTGACCGATCGTTTTTACCTCGGCCCCTTTTGGCATGAACGCCGGCCGGCCCCTTCCCCCCTTGCCAAATTTTTTAATCCAGGCTCTTTCGTATTTCTCAGTCTCAGCGTCGTCAAGTGACTTTTGCGTTTGAATTATGGTTCCTGTAACGGCCATATTCTCGAGCAATACTTTTGTATAATCAGTCGCCTCGTTGTCGGTTGCAATATCTCGGTTTCCGGTCCTAAGTGGCGACATGCCAAAAAACTCGTCCTCCGGATCCGGGAGTTTTAAATGAATAATGTCTCTTGACTCGAGAAAAGTTTCTCTCCCCTCGATCGTATATACATATCCTCTAATAAAGTTCTCATTATCGAGAGCAATCTTTATTCTGTCCGGACGTAATAACCACAATTCGACAACTCGGTCGGATCCGGATCTGACTTTCTCGATATAAGCATTTCCGGCTAATAACAAATGGAGGACGTATCTCTCTATAAATTCAAATGTCGAATAGAAGGGGTTAGGCTTATTGAGCAAAATATTAAAAGGATGATTAGGAATAGGAGACTTGGATCCGTCCACAACTTCAAGATCGGGCTCGTTAAAGGAGCTCGCAATTTCATTGATGCAAGCATAGACGGGGATGTTTTTCTTGTAGCCCTCTCTCACAAAAGGGAGAAAGTCGGCTTTGGGATAAGTAGGGGATCCGGCTTGAAAACTGGTTAGGATCTGGGCGACCGCTTTCTCCTCCCAGGGCAAGGGAGCGCGGTCGAAATCTGTCAGAAATGATTTAAGCGATTGAGATATCCGCATTTTTTTTGAAGATATATCTCAATGTTTATGAATGCAACTAACCTTTATAGGTCTATTTGATATAAAAATCGGATGGAATGAGTGGACAAACAAAAAAGGGAGCCGAAGCTCCCCTTGAAGTATTTAAATTTAAGTGTTGTTAGACTTTAAGCCCTAACTTTCCTTCTTCTTACCAGAATAGCCCCTAATCCCACAAGAGCGAGCACTACAGCTAAAGATATGAAGCCCCATTGGTTAAAGGTGGGAATTGGGGATACTACAGGTTCCGGTGTAGGTTCAGGCAAGGGGCACAAAGCGTTTAAAGCTTCAAAGTCCATCATATCTATAAGTTGCATGATTTCGTCGTCTAATATACCGCTTAAAGCAGTACAGCGGTTCTCGCATTGTTCATCTGTGCAGTTTATTGTATTTCGAAGGGCTCCCTGTCCATCTATAGGGTCTGAATTACAAAAGTCTGCACAAGCGGGGGCCACTAGGTGAGGTGGTACACTTTGAGCAGTTGCTATAGCTTCTTCAGCTTTCGCCTTGCCTTCTGGAGCGTCATCATAACAACTAAAAAAATCCTCTTCACAGATTTGTAAAAATTCATCTAATGTGATGTCTTCTTGTGCTTGAGGAACACCTTGAATAGCTGGTACTAAGAAGAATGTTACTAACAAACCCAATATTAACTTTTTCATGAGACAATCCCCCTTAAGTTTACGTATGATACTATAGCAATTCCTGTAATCAATTGTCAAATATATTTAGTAATTAGAATGTTTGTTTCACAAAGCTATTTGATATAAAAATCCGGAATTAATAACTCAGATGCTAAAGCGTACCGGTCGCAATCCATAGCGTGATCGTTTTGTTTTAGAGGCTTATCCTCTCCGCGTTTTTGGGCTTTGGAGTCCCAGGCATATGAAACATATTCTTTTGCTGTGTTAGTACAACTCGGATCTACAAAGTAGCGACCTTGACCGAGTTCAGTCGAGACAATTCTTATCCCGTCTAAGACGTCGTTTATGGCGTCCTGTACATCAAAACCTCTACGCTCGAGCTCTGTTTTAAACGATAAAGCGGACGGGTCAACATAGACCTCCTTAAGACGGCTATTAAATGGCTCGACAAACTCCTCAAAATCCTCGCCATAGTCTGAGTCGGTCTTTTGGTATCCCCTCTCTTTAGAATCAAACCAATACTCGGCGAGTTTGTACCTATTCCCGTCTTTGTGCTTTCCATAAATTCCGAAGGTGCAAGGATTAGAGGTCCCGTAATCTACTGAGACCCAGATCTTTAAATAATCGTCGATATCCGTCGGGGCCGTGATTAGGTGCGTTTTATCATCCCACATGTCATATATCGCGCCTTCGGCCATAACCCAAAGGCCCAGAATGAAACGCTTATACCAAAGGCCGATATATTCTTTTTTGAGTGCATCAATAAAGACTTGAGAGAGATTCGGATTATCCTCTAATACAAAATGAAATACGGCTTTATCTATATTGGGATTGTCGATAATTTCGGTCTTGATATAGTGATATGGACTGTCTGGGTTTGTGGTTCCGAAAAGCTTTGCCCCTGGGACAGATAGTCTTGAAAACAACATCTTGATAAATGATTCGGGAGTAAGTGAGAGCTCGTCTCCATACGCGCCGGCGAGAGTACCGCCCCTGATCTTTGACTCAGCTCTCTCGTCGTTAGCTCCGACAATGAGAATCTTTCTACCGAACATCCAAGCCTCGCCCTGGCCGAGCTTAAAATCAAACTGCTTTCCTAACATATCTTTAAGAGGGTTTAATATGTTGCGCTTTAAAGTCCTCTCGGTTTTCCCGAACATTAGGAGATCTCCGGGCGGAGCTGAGGCTACAAAAGAGATCCATCTAACAAGTGAGCATATAGTCTTTGAGGACCTGACGGCCCCTTCCCATATATTTATTCGGGCGTTTGAATTGGCTATAGATAAGAGGCCTTTCTCGGAGAACTCTCCCCACTCAAACATTTACTTCTTTCTCCTCGACGCAGGTTTCTTTTTCTGGGTTTTTATCTTGTCAGCTGAGGCCTCAATCGCCCTGATAAGTAGCGGTAAAGTGTTGTCGTCTTCTTCGGTATGAGAAGGGTTGTCACTCCATCCGAGGATATTCTTTGAAATGTAGATCCATTGAGCGGGTCTGTCCGAGTAGAGTCTTGCTATTTTGTGAAAGTAATGGTCCCGCTTATCAATCCACTTGTTATAAATCTCTTTGAAATCTTCGTGCTTCTCTCTATATTCCCGGATCCGGGCTCGATATACTCCAAGATGGACGGCAAGCGATACGACATAAGCCTTGTCGAAAAACTCGTCTACGGTTTTAGTATCTTTGTCCTTTCCTCTAAACCTGAAAGGGTCCCATTTATCGACAAGAGATCTGAATTTCTTTAAGAGCTCCGGAGTATATTTCGTTTTCGCCGGCATTTTTCCAAAGATATACCGGAGGGTTTGAGAAGTAAATTAACTGCAAAAGGGAGGGAGAGTGTTTAATAGAGGCGGTTAGTCCTCGAGAGTTTAAATAATAACTCTTCTTTCCTGTTTAAAATCCTGGGTAGGTCCAGAGATCTCACAAGTTAAGATTATATTACAATCTTTACCAAAGAACTTTTCACCTTCTTTAGGCGGGTTTACGACTATTTCACTAACCCCGACTGTCAATTCGGTGTAATCCCCATCATCGCCCGGATCTATTCTAATCTGTCTTTTTACTTGATATAAAACTTCTTTTTTTACCTCAAATCTTACAATAGGTACAGCCTTAACAGTGAAATTTCTTATAAAAATGGGGGTTAATCCGACATTTCTAATTATTATACCTGCAACGATATACTTCAATTCTTCTATGATTAATTGTGTATTTATTTCATACTGGGGTGTAATCCGGAGTTGATAATCCTTAAGCATAATGTCGGCCATTCTTTGAGTGTGATTCGCATACCGCCGGGTAATAAAAACTAATACTATAGTGACGCCCACGAGAATAAAGTTGGCAATTACTAGACCCTGTTGTACATTTAGGTTTTGGAAGAATGTCCAGGCGACATTTAACCAGTTAGGATCGCTTTCCATAAATTAAAGCCTATAGATTCTGTTGCTCTAAATCCCCTATTGCAACTATTTCCTCAGCCATTATTGACCTCGCCTTCTTTATCGTTCATATATGTAAGCTCGGCGAGTATCGCTCTACTAACAAATAATAGTTCTTCAATTTGAGAAGATCGCAAAAGAGGCATATTCTCTTCTTTAGCCGGTAAAAGGTTTTCGCGATCCTTTTGAATCTTTCCAATTTCGTTAGTGAGATGCATTCTTATGTCTCTTAATTGGCTTATATCCATAAATTATCCTCCGAAAGTTTGATAATCATATTATATACACTCTCAACCGTCTTTTGTATCCATAGTTCTTAAAAACTTCTTAGCCTTCGATATTGTCGGCTGTGAGACTTTTAGAGCCTCTTTCATTTCTTCGATTGTTTTTCCTTTAATAATTAACATTTTGAGCTTGGAGAGGAAGTCGTCGTCTTTATATACAGGCTTAGGGCCTGGACTTCGTTTCTTGAGACCAGTTTTCATATCAACGCCGTTTGAGTAATCGACGAATGTATCTATTGCCATATTAATAAGCTCGTCGCGAAATAGAGAATAGTAATTCTTTGCGAGCTTCTTTTGTTCCTCCAGGGGAAAACGTTCTCGGATCTTTAGATGTATTCGTAGTTTGAGCTCGTCTTTGAGTTGCATTCTCTGTCTTTTTTATAGCGGTGCGATTCAGTATTCAATTTGTGGGATACAATAGGCAAATGACAAGTCTCTCAATTCTTTGTTAAACTTGTCTTTCATTTCAATACATATTTCCTTGCTTGGCAAAGAGGGGATTGTGTATTTATCCAGTTCCGCACCACCGCCCCAGGCACCAGAAAATACTAATATTATCAAAGCATATTCCATTTATATTTTCTTCTCACCCATAATTATCTATGCTCCTTTTTATTCAGCATATAAATCATGTTTTTTGATAAATTCGGTACATGGCATACATGACTTCCAAGTTAAAATATCTCCACCGTCTCTAGTTTTTTGATAAAAATAATTACTGCCTTTAATTATTCCTTTACAGGTGTGCTTTTCTCCAAATTCTTTTTCTGTATTGCCATATTCAAGTATCTGTTCTATTCCATCACATCTATGATTTTTTCGTGCTTTAACAGTTTTTTCTTCTATTAATTCCATCACTCGCCACCATCCTTATTGCTCATTGAATAAAATCGACCCGAGCAAACCAGCCAATGAATGTCTCAAATCTGCTAGGGTTAGTCTCCATCAAATGTTGATACCAACTGCCTTGAAATAGATTTAATTGCTTATATAATTGCCTCGCCCCGGTGCGCTTATCGTTTACGCAAGACTGAAAGGCTTTCATTGTTTCTGGTCCTATATCTCCGTCAACGGCAATTTCTCCCCAACTTTGGCCGTTGCTGTTTAGCAAATTCAAGCTCCTTTGCATAAATTCGCTTGCCCTTCCAATACCGAGGTTTATAGACATATCAAACATATCGTTTGCCATTCTCTGACTTGCAACGGCGATCGTATCTCCCCAAATAGGCTCCCAAAACATTCGCCGGTAAAATGTTAGTACCTGATCCTGGAGAAAAACATTTTCAGACAAGACCGGTTCTAATCCTTTACCCCTGTAGCCGTCAGCCTTAGCCTTATCTATTGAGGGCCAGCCTTCCCAGGAAGGATGCTTTTTGCGAGCAATCCCTTTCCAAGTTTCCCCTCCAGGATCTTTTGAATGATTGCTGTAACCACCCTCGAACTTTCTTGCATACTCATAAGCTTCTAAGAATGTGCCAGTCATAATACCCCTCCTGTCTTCCTTGATTTATCATAGACTTACCTCACATGAAAAGCGGAAACTCTTGTACTTTTTGAACGATTAGATAATCCTCGGTACTAAAGACCATTTCTTGATATGCGACGAATTTCTCTATTGGGTTGTTTAGCCTGTACTTTGCAATGAATTTGTTGCAAGATATTTTCCTAAAATTCCCGGATGTGCTTTGAAGTTTGAATCCTTCTTTCTCGTTATCGGTAGGTTTGATATAAAGATTTTTTGTTTCAGGATCGAACCCTATCAAGGCATAATCTTTATTTTTGAAATACCGATCCTCTAAATAACTGTTTATGCCGATAGTAAAATTGTCTATTCTCACCTCGGGAGTTGTTAAATGATGGAAAGTCTTAGTTCCCTTTTTATACCAATTTTTAAATCCCATAATTTTTTATACCTCCGGAATAAGTTTCTCCGCAATAGCCCGACGCTTTACTAATTCTTCAAGTGCTTTAGGACCATCTTTCTCGGCGGATTGTTGTAAAATCGGATAACCTTTTTCTATTGATTCCAATACCTCGACGCGCTTAGCTGGGCGTCCTTTGCAATACCAAAGAACCTCGACGGGATTTCCTACGTCAAAAAGAATGCCCTTTTTAAAGCGGAGATTTCTGTGCTTTTTAGTAATCCACACTAAAGCAACTCCGGGATTGTGTTTGAGCATAACTCCCGCCGGCTCTTGAGCTTCTAACTCTCCTAAGCCTTTTTCGTTTCGCTTTTCTCTCGGTTCAGTTAAAAACGGGCAATGCGTACTGGCATAAATAGCACAGTCTTTGTGACTTGGAGGCTCGCTACTAATACGATTAATCGAGCACATAGGACCTATAACAAAAGCTTTATAAGCTCCTAATTTCTGACCGCATACCCAACACTTTTGAAAACGTATTGCATCAATTATCTTTCCCTCGCCTATAACTCTAAAATCCGGATCTCCGTCAATCCAAGCAACGAACCAGGGGACCGGATAACCCCTCCTATCTACTGGAAGTCTGGATATTCGCGGAGGTAATTCAGACGATGGACATTTCATTTATTAACCTCCGGGATTAGTTTTTTTCTAAGCCTGGTACTTACACCTTTTTGTGCGGAAAGAGCTTTCTCGAGCTTACGTCTCTCGCTGTAGTGAATTCGACTACAAGTCATTGCTCTTTTTAATTGCTCCTCTTTTTCCTGTAATTTCTCCCTTAATATTTCTTCTTCTGTTTTGTTTGTGAATACTCTCGAGTTCCCGCAATAAGGACAATAAAATCCATTCTTATCTTTTAAGCGAGCATTTCTAAAAGCAGTCGTTACAAAAAATTCTCGATTACAGCAACCAGCTATAATTGACGAATATTCTGTTTCAAAACAAAACACATTCATTCCTCGCACCTCTCTTGAGCTCCCTGGTATACCTCAACACAGTATTTGACAAAGTTTTCACAACGGGACTTTCCAAGTTTTGCATTGTAATAACTTGCATCGTCCGTACAATGAAGGCCGTCTTTGTGTATCCATTCAACGGTCGGAATATACGGCGTTTCTCTTAGATCCTCGAGCGCACAATGACGCTCTATCACTTCCGGAGGAGGAGCTTGAAACCCTAAACATCCTGCACTGAAAATTGATATCGTTATAAGGATCGTGGCAAAAAAGGGTGGTTCTCTTGGAATTTTTACAGACTTCAATCTCTCGCGATTTACGTTTCTTTTTACTTGGCCTAATCGCTTTTCTAATTTTTTCCATTCGCTCCTTTCATACAAAAATAAAACGAAGAGAAACAAAAACAACAAGCTTAATATTATGATGTTTGACATTACAATTTTCCTCCCTGCCAGAACTCGTCGTCCGGCTTTTCCATATCGTCCTCGATAGCCTCTTCCCTTTTCATGTTTGCGAGCTCCTCCTCCGCCTCGGCTTGTTTCGCCTCCGCCTTGTCCGCTTTCTCATGAGCCTCTTTAACCTGAGATTTCTTTTTGAACCACGGGATCTTGCCAATTATCGGCCCGAATATCATTCCTATAATTTTTAAAATTATGCTAAATGGATCCATTTTGTTTTATCTCCCTATTGCATAGAGGGACCTCAAAAGAGTTTGAGCTCCGAAGAGGCCCCTCATGCAAAAGAAAAAGAAAAGGCCAAGCTCGTTCCGACCGAGGCCCTTTAACAACTTTTTTACATGCCTATTTTTTTTAAATGATTCGCATAATCTGTTGCAGTCCATTTTTTCTTTTTGGTCCTGAAAACTTGTTCTGAAACTCGGTTCCACCAATCATATTTTGCTGGATCTTTCCTATGCACATATTCAGCATAGGCACTTACATTGACAATTATTGCCATTGTTGTTGATATGCCTGGGCTGGACTGTGAAGCTGTTTTCAGGATCCGCACGTTCTTTACAAGTTTTCCTAATCCGTCTGTTATTCCTTCGTCAATCTCCTTATCCCTGTCCTCTATGAGTTCAAGGGCAAAATCCGCAAATCCTGATCCGTAACGTTTTTTAATGGCCTTGAATACAAATCTTAAGATTTCAGTCCAGGGGATCATGCTTAGAAAAAATATGACAAGAGGTCCACTTATCATTACAAATTACCTCCTGACATATAGTCGGCTAGACCTTGAGAGATTCCGGCTCCAAGTGCATTCGCGTATAGAGGGACCTGATCCGGAAGTTCCACCGGATCTATATAAAGCTCGATCAATCCGTCTAATTTAGCAACATTCTTTAAAATCCGTTTTGCCAGATCGTCGTCAACACTGTCTGCTATTCGGTTTATCTCCTCAAGGATAGAAGTAATCGTTATCAGAAAATCTTCGGGAGAAGCAACGCCGTCGTTGTAAAGCGCAATCTGGGAAACAACGAGCTGGAGTCCGCTTTGAACATCCGAGACGAGATCCGGAGATTCTTTCTCCAAAAATTCAAGCCCTTCACTTACAACAATATCAGCAATTGTTGTTACGGTTTGAGCGTTGCGTATATCGGAATCTGGGTTATCGGCACAACCACCGAACCAGAACAAAGGAGCAAATATCAACGCCACTAAAATTGATTTGAATATCATTACTGCTTACCTCCGTTTTGTTTTTTAACTGCTTCAATCTCTTTTTTAACTTTCTCTGTATCGCTTTTCATTCCAAGCCGGAGAGATACACCAGCTCCCGCGAATAGGAGACCGTAAAGCTCAGACTTGTATTTCTGAAAATCCGGGGGGATCAATCCTCCAGAGTCCAGGACAAAGAGCACAAGCAAAAGGCCGATACATATGTAAGTTTTTTTACCGTCTAAGAAATTTGGTATTTTTTTCATGCCTTCCTCCCTTGATTTCTAAATGCCCGGAGGGAGAGCTTAAGTCCCTCCGGACTGCAAAATGTTTAATACGGAACTGCCCGTTATATATCCGCATTACGGGCGTTTTGGTTT